ACATCAGTAGCAAGTGCATTAAATATAATTAGTATTTTTAATGTGTCATCTATATATTTTGAAGGGAAAAGTTCAGAATTTATAATCTATGACTCCGACCAATCCTCTAACTTTTCGGGCATCGAATCTAACATTAACGACTTTTACTCAATCTACTAATGCAAGGATATAAATACGACACAGAACAAGAAGCAATCACCGCAAGACAACAAGCGGCAGATTACAAAGGCTACCCAATTAGACCTAATGATACAACCATCTATTGGGTAAACTATTCCTATTCAGAACTTGATGGCTTTTATTACATCCGTCACGTTGAAGGATTAGAAGCGGTATTAGGTGAGCCGAGTGACATCACAATCACACCACACGAAGAAATATGAGATTCCCCGTAACATTTGAGCAATTTACCAAGAACAGCGAGAAGGCTATAACCTACCTTTTGCTTTTTGTGGTTACTGCCCTATACATCCGAGCAGAACGTCAGAGCAACCTTGCAACTGCTCAGTGTGAAAAGCGATTGGTAAAGTGTGAAACAGAACTGCGGAAAATGTCGGCTATGTTAAAAACTCAGGACTCCTTGTGTTCTGCGTTGGTGACTGAAATCAAAATCTACAAAGAATTAGGAAAGATATGAAAGGCTTAGCAATTTTAGGAATACTCGCTGTGATATTGGCATTGTCAACAGACACGCCTACGATTGAGGATGAGGTAGCGGAGCAGATAGAGCAGAGCCAAAAGTTGTACGATAGTGCAACAGTGGAATTGAAGCGGATGCGGAATATTAACGATAGTTTGTTAGAGTTAAGATTTGGTAAATGATAGATAGAGTATTTAAGAATTGGAAAACGACGGCTTTGGGTGTTCTACTCGTGACAGGCTCATTGATACTTGTAGGAATAAATAAAGCAACACTCACAGAGGCAGGGGCGTTCATCGTCGCTGGTGTGGGTTCTATATTTGCAAAAGATAAAAAAGATGGAAAATAACTTCATAAGGATAAACTTTGCTGAGAGCAAAATCCCCATTTTCAAGGAGAACAAAGCAAAAGGCTTCTTGACTTACGGGCAGGATAACGCTTACCCACAGATGTTGATTGATCTATTCAATAGCTCACCAAAGCACGGGGCTATTGTTACTCAGAAAGCAGACTTCATAGCCGGTGATAAAACCGAGATTGTAGCATACAACACAGAGGACATTGCAAAAGCAAACGATGCTCTTGATTCAATTAATGCTTACGAGGACTTTGACAGCCTTAAAAACAAGATTGCTGAAGACCTTGAGTTGTTTGATGGGTTCGCTTTAGAAATCATTTGGAACAAAGCCAAGACTAAGATAGCTGAGATTTATCACTTGCCTTTTCAGAATGTCCGTCACTCATTAGATGGGCATTATTTGTATGCTGAAGATTGGACTGCAAGAAAAGTTGAGCCTGAACATTATTACCCTTGGAATCCCAACACGAGAGAATCTAAGCAGGTCTATTATTTCAAAATGTACAAAGCAGGATGTGGTGAATATCCAACAGCTCCATACCAATCAGCTCTTAAGTACATAGAAATAGACACAGAGATTGCGAACTTCCATCTCAACTCTATTAAATCAGGCTTTTCGGCTCAGACGCTTTTACAATTGTTTAAAGGCATTCCATCACCTGAAGAAGCTCGGCAGACAATTAGAAGATTTAAAGACAACTTTAGCGGCACAGATAACGCTGGAAGCATCATCATTCAGTTCAACGATCCGAACGAAACTCCTTCAGTAGTTAACAACTTAGCACCGTCTGATTTTGACAAGCAGTTTGACATTTTAAACAACACCGTACAAGAGGAGATTTTGATGGCTCACCGAGTTACTTCTCCGATGCTTTTCGGTATTAAGACCGAGGGGCAACTTGGAGGGCGTAACGAGTTGATTGAAGCATTTGAGGCGTTCCAAACTTCCTACATTGAGCCAAGACAGAATCAGATGGATAGAGCCTTGAGTTCTATATTCAAATACATTTCACCTGTAAAGCTTAAAACTAAGAACAAGCCACCGATTGGACTTGACTACGTTCAGTTATTTGAGAAAGGCATCATTGATAGAGATGAGGCTCGTATCGAGTTAGGAATGTCAGCAACAACAGCAATGAGTGAGCAAGTGAAATGTGAATCTTGTGAGAATCCTTTTGGCTGGGATGATGACAAAGACCTTGAGGTATTTGCTCAGTTCGGTGAAGATGCTGACAATTTTGAATCAGTACCCTTGGAGTTCGGAGATGCTCTCCAAGCAATGATTTTGCAGTGGCTGTACTCTAACGAGGGGATAACCTTAGAAACGCTCTCTAACAACATTCAGAAGCCCGTGGAGGAGATAATGCGAGAAGTAGATGATATGGCACAGAGGGGCTTGATTGAATCTGTTGACGATGGTTTCAGAATTACACCTCAGGGAACAACCACTCTTGAAAATTCTAACGTCGGAACGGAGATAGTGACTCGTTACACTTACGAAAAAGCACCGGGTATAAGCGGAGGCGATTTGTTGCCTACATCAAGAGACTTCTGTCAGAGAATGATAAGACTCAACCGAGTTTACACAAGGGAAGAAATAGACCAAATTTCTGTGATACTTGCAAGAGAGTACAATGACCCTGGTTATTCAGCTTGGAAAAGACGAGGCGGATGGATGACCATTAAAGGAACAACCACTCATGTTCCATATTGTAGACACATTTGGCAACCACAACTATTAAGAAGAAGAATCAATGGCTAACTTTGTATATTTTGTATCCGTTACCTACTTAAAGGATAACACACCAATCAACGAGAACTTAGACGATAAGCTTCTCAAGGCAGCAATTAAAGAGGCTCAGGAGATTTACATTCGTGATGTGATTGGGTCGGGGATATACGACGAGCTGCAAGATCAGGCTTATAACGGTACACTAACAAGCGATAACACCACTTTACTTGATAGTTACATTGCACCTTGTTTGAAGTATTACAGTCTTACTGAGTCGATGCTTCCAATGACCTTCAAGTTCATGAATAAGTCAGTAGCATCTCGTAACTCTGAAAACGCAACACCTATTACAACAGGAGAATTGACTCAGATAGAGCAGCGGTACAGAGATAAGGCTGAGTATTATGCGGAAAGATTGCGTGACTTCCTGAAGGAGAATCCAACTATCTATCCGAAGTATCTTAACCCTGGTACTGGCTTTGATGTAATACGCCCACAGAATACAGCATATTTTGGAGGAATGTATCTACCGGGTACGGATGATGACTGCTTCTACAACTATGACTTCCCAGATGACTACAAAAAATAAATGGCGATTGAAAAACGAAGCCAAATTAAAAAAGTATGACGCTCAACCAAATCATCGAAAAGATAAAAACCCAAGCGGAAAGCCACAAAATGGTGGGAAAGTTCGCAGTGGGGGCAGAGTTTGACTTCGCAGTTGATGAAGTAAAATACTACCCTCTCGTCTGGTTAGTTCCAAATGGCTTCACATTTAACACTGAGCAGAAGGCGGTTAATTATGACTTCTCTATGCTTGTGATGGACAGACAGTTTGAAAGCAGCTCCAACACGATTGAAGTTCTTTCAGATACCGCAGGAATAATTATAGACATTGTAACACTATTAAAAAGAAACGTAACCGATGCAGACTTTGAGATCGTGGTTAGCGGAAACGCTGAACCCTTTTTTGACTCCCGTACTGACGTTGTTGCTGGGCATGGTATTAGCTTTACTATTAACACGCCCTACCTCGAAAGCTACTGCGACATACCAACGTGATACGAGTAGAGTTATAATAATTAGAGAAATCTATGCAGTTGATAAAGAAATTGATTCGCTCCGCAACATTTACTCTGATAGCATTAGTAGTGCTAATACCACAGAGAGCATCCTCTCAATTCTCAGACAGCACGATAAGAGAGATAAATGAGCGATTGATTGAACTGCATCAGTGCAGAAAGAAGCAAGAACTTTATATCAAGTTAGCCAAGCAAGATTCAACACAGATAATGAATCAGGCTGCAATCATATCTACCCAAGAAAAAACCATTAGCCATGTGAAAAGCAAG